GTTGCTGATTCTTCCGATGTTGATGAAGTTGCACAAGCAGTTACCGAGTTCAATCAAGTGGGAATCAACGTTCCCGTTTATGTCATGCCACTGGGAGGAAGATCAGAAACATACAGCCTCAACACAAAAAAGGTTGCCGAACTTGCAATGGCAAGAGGATGGAGATACACTCCAAGACTACACGTCGACATATTCGGAAATGCCTGGGGGACTTGATAAGATCAACACAGACAAAATGAAAATGGAGAATAAAAAATGGACATCATAAAAAAGATTAAAGAAGTAAAAGACAAGTTTGTTAAAAAGAAAGAAACAACTGTGGAAGACACTGGTAAAAATCCTAAGTTGGATGCTTTGATGAAAGAAAAACAAGAAGCAACAGCAAAAGGTGAACCTTGGGTTGCTGTGTTAGATACAAAGATTAATAAAGAAAATATCAAAAACGGGTTCTTTGAATTGGATTGGAACAATGAATTTATTGAACAGTTGTTAGATGCAGGCTATAAAGGTGAAACAAATGAACAAATAGTGGATGGTTGGTTCAGAACAATAGCACAAAACATACTGCAAGAAGAAGGTTTAGATCCATCAAGAGGTGCTGGATATATCAACACTAAAAACTTAGGCAAAGATAAATCAGAAATTAGTTAATGAATTATATAATTGTAGACACAGCCAATACATTTTTTAGAGCCAAACACGCAATACAAAGCGATTTGGATTCTAAGATAGGAATGGCTCTACATATCACATTAAACAGTATTCGTAAAGTATGGCAAGATTTCAAAGGTGACCATGTTGTATTTTGCTTGGAAGGTAGAAGTTGGCGTAAAGACTTTTATGAACCTTATAAACGCAATAGAAAGAATGCTAGAGATGCCAGAACTGAAAAAGAAGTTGAAGAGGATTTAGTGTTCTGGGAAACTTTTGATAACTTCAAAGAATTTATAGATACAAAAACAAACTGCACAGCAATTCAAAATCCACAACTTGAAGCAGATGATTTAATTGCAGGCTGGGTACAAGCACATCCAAATGACAATCATATAATTGTATCAACAGATGGTGACTTTGCTCAATTGATTGCTCCCAATGTGTGTCAATACAACGGTATCACAGAAGTTACAATCACACATGAAGGATATTTTGACGCAAAAGGAAATAGAGTAATAGACAAAAAGACTAAAGAAGAAAAACCTGCACCCAATCCTGCATGGTTATTGTTTGAAAAATGCATGAGAGGTGATACTGCTGACAATGTGTTTTCAGCATATCCTGGTGTGAGAACAAAAGGAACCAAAAAGAAGGTTGGTTTACAAGATGCATTCGACGACAGAGATTCTAAAGGATACAACTGGAACAACATGATGCTACAACGTTGGGTTGATCATAATGGTGATGAGCATAGAGTTATGGAAGACTTTCAAAGAAATGTAACACTGTGTGATTTGACAGCACAACCTAAGGAAATAAGAACATTGATTGACGACACTATAAACAGTGTCAAACCTAAAGAGGTAGAACAAGTAGGATTAAAACTAATAAAATTTTGTGCTAAATGGGACATGCAAAAAATTGCAGAATATCCGCAAACATATGCTGAGCCATTGAATGCAAAATATAAACTTAAAGAGGAGGCAACAGCATGACGAATAAATTTTTTGCAAAGCCGATATTGGAGAATAGATTCTGGATACTAGAATCTGATGGAGAAAAAGTAGGAACAATTTGTAGACAAGAGGATAGACGGTACATGTACAGTTGTCCAGATGGTACAAGAATATTTGATAATCAGCAACAACTTCAAAAGAATTTTAGTGGAGAATGGATGTGGGGTTCAACTGTAAGTGCTCCAAAAGAAGAAAATGAAGATAATTCGGTTTATGATTATCCTTCAAAGTTTAAGCCATACAACATGGTGTTTGATGTAAAACGTAAACTACCACTGTTTAACAAAAGTAAAAAGTCAAAAAGTTTATACTGTGCTGGATACTATATCATTCAATTTGAAAAAGGTTGGGTACGAAGTTATTGTCCCAAACTATTAACATTGGACAATTATGCTTTTAAAGGACCATTCAGAACATCATTAGAAATGAAAACGGAGTTGAGCAATGCAAACAAAAGACCCTATTAACACAGCAAGTCTACAACAGTTTATACAACAAGTTAAAGGTGCTGACCTCAGCAACCAAAAAGAAGTGCGTTTAGACATCAATACAGCCAAGCAAGTCACATATAGCCTAGCCACAGTGTTGGCCCGTTTAGCAGGCGACTATGAGGGTCTAATGGCACAAAAAAGTAACACAGAAGCCGAAGCAATAGAAGTCAAAGTAGACGGCGGTAATTTATAATACTACCATAAAATAGATAAATACTCATATAAATGAGTAGACCGAAGCCGACTATATTACTAGAATTCACAGATCGCAAATCATACAAGAGCGAACAGGTGCTTGCGGCTGAAGGTATATGGGCTGTATTCTATAAAAATAAGCCATTCAATTTGAAATCAGCAAATATGCTGAACAACTATCCAGGACCAAAATACAAGAAGGTATCATTTTCGAATCCTGGACATGCATTCAATCTAGCCAAAAAATTGAACACCATGTTCAACACTGAACACTTCACAGTGGTCAAATTGACCGAAGGTGAAACTGTTAGTGAATAATGAACTGGAAAGAAACCTACACCAAAATATTCTTAAAACATGCTGAAATAGGCATCAGCGAAAGTACTCTCAAAGAGTATATGCCTACTTGGTGGAAGAACACTAGAGATAAAGGTTCAGGAGGTTTGCGACTTACTGACGATGGGATAACATTTGTCAAAGACAAATTACAACTGCAAACATATGATGTACCATTTCCTGCTGATTTCAACCTTACCACTCAAACCATAATATTCTTAGACAAGTATATCAATTGTCCATACTATCTAGCAGACGATGGTGTAATTGTGACCAATGAAAAGAAAGCCATGGAATTGATGTTGTTTTCTGGAGATATCCGAAAATATGGTCTCAACAAAGCACTTTCTAGACTAGAATCCTCAGAATAAGTTATCCACAGACGCTAGAACCCGCATAAACCTTGACTTCTTCATGGTTGACTTTTGGTATGTCAGAATGTATTATTAGTACATAACAACAAATTAACGAGGAGTACAAAATGGTAAAACAAAGTAAAACACAAGATGCTGGTCTTACAACTAGACAACTTTCGCCTAACAAAGCAAAGGCAAGTATATTACACGCATTAAAAATTAAAAGACCTATCTTTTTATGGGGTGGTCCTGGAATTGGTAAATCAGATATTATTCACCAAATTTCAAAAGATATCAATGCTAAAGTGATTGATATTAGATTAAGTTTATGGGAGCCTACAGATATTAAAGGTATTCCGTATTACAATTCAAAAGAAAACAACATGACGTGGGCTTCTCCTTCAGAATTGCCTACACAGGCATTGGCTAAAAAACACAAGAACATTGTGTTATTTTTAGATGAGATGAATTCTGCGGCACCTTCAGTACAGGCGGCGGCATACCAACTTATATTGAACAGAAGAGTAGGTCAATATGAATTGCCTGACAATGTGTTAATTGTAGCGGCTGGTAACAGAGAGGCAGACAAAGGTGTTGTATATAGAATGCCTGCTCCGTTGGCAAACAGATTTATCCACTTAGAAATGAAACCAGAGTTTGATGATTGGTTTGAATGGTCAGTGGCTAACAACGTGAACAAAGACGTTGTTGGATATCTAACTTTTAGCAAAAAGGACCTATACGACTTTGATCCTAAATCACCTAGTCGTTCTTTTGCTACTCCGAGATCTTGGTCATTTGTGAGTGAATTACTTTCAGATGATTTAGATGAAAACACTATTACTGACCTGGTCAGTGGTGCAGTGGGTGAAGGACTTGCAGTTAAGTTCATGGCTCACAGAAAGGTGGCTTCACAGTTACCTAATCCTTCAGAAATACTTGAAGGTAAAATAACAGAACTGAAATCGAAAGAAATATCAGCAATGTACTCGCTTACGGTTTCATTATGTTATGAACTCAAAGAAGCAAATGACAAAAAAGATAAGAAGTTTAATGACAAAGTTAATAAATTTCTTAGATTTATGATGGACAATTTTGATACAGAACTTGTTGTTATGGGTATCAAGATGGCATTAACTCAGTATCAATTACCGATTGATCCTGATGCTGTCAAATGTTTTGATGAATTCCACGAAAAATACGGCAAATATATTACTGCCGCTCAAAGCATCAAACAATAGTGTTGAATATAGGGCACTTTTTACCGGTGCCCTATACCAAAAAACGGTTGACTAATTTACCAAAAGAAAGTATTATTATATTATGAACACAGAAACTTTAGAAATAGAAAAAAAAGAATTAAGTCCAGAACAATTAAAAACCTTAAGAGCTGAAGTAATTGATAAAATTGTGGTTGCTAGAGTTGGCTTACTGTTAAGACATCCATTCTTTGGTAACATGGCAACAAGATTACAAATTAAAGAGTGTGATGATTGGTGTCCTACTGCCGCAACAGATGGCAGAAACTTATTCTTCAACACAGAGTTCTTCAGTAAAATGACATCTAAAGAAATTGAATTCGTTATAGCACATGAAATACTTCATTGTGTGTTTGATCACATGACAAGAAGAGAAGACAGAGATCCACAACTTCATAATATTGCTTGTGATTATATTGTGAACAATACTTTGGTTAGAGATAACATTGGAGAAAAACCAAAAGATGTACAAATATTTCAAGATTGGAAATATGATGGTTGGGCAAGTGAAGCCGTGTATGATGATATCTACAAAAAAGGTAAAGAACAAATGGAACAGTTGGGTAAACTGTTGGATGAACACATTGATTGGGAAAATGGTGAAAGCACAGGTGGTGGTGGAGATAAACAGGACAATAAAGATAAAAAGAAAGGTCCTTCATACTCTAAAGAAGAATTAGAAAATATTAAGAATGAAATTAAAGAAAGCATGATGGCGGCGGCACAGGCATCAGGTGCGGGTAATATGCCTAAAGAAATTGAAAGAATTATTCAACAATTCACAGAACCTAAAATGAATTGGAGAGAATTATTACAACAACAAATTCAGAGTGTGATTAAAAATGATTATACATTTGCTAGACCTAGTAGAAAAGGTTGGCACTCAGGTGTTATACTTCCAGGCACTAATTACGATGACACAATAGATATTTGTATTGCTATTGACACATCAGGTTCAATCCAGAATAAACAGGTTGAAGATTTCTTAGGCGAAGTTCAAAGTATTATGGATCAATACAAAGATTACAATATTAAGATATGGTGCTTTGACACAGACGTACACAATGAACAAGACTTTAATGCATCTGGTCAAGCACTAGACACATACAAAATAGAAGGTGGCGGTGGTACAGATTTTATGGCTAATTGGGAATACATGAAAGAAAATGACATTGTGCCTAAAAAATTCATCATGTTTACAGATGGTTACACATGGGACGGTTGGGGAGAAGATGATTACTGTGATACTGTGTTTGTTATTAATGGTCATCATGACAAGAACATGGAAGCACCTTTTGGTACTACTGTTCATTATGAATAATGTTTTCAAAAACTAATCAAGTAAATCCGTTAAATTATTTCAACTGTAGACAGTTTACCAAAAAACCTCGTGGGTTAGAATTCCTAAAATTAAATTATGATTGGAACGACAACGAAGAACTTATGGAAAAATGGATTTTGGAAAACCTTAGAGGAAGATTCTATATTGGTAAACATCAAGGTGTAGACACGGATGGAAAAATAGTAAACCAAATTTTGGTAGGATTCGAAAACTCAAAAGAACTGTCAATATTCAATCTTAGTTGCCCTTTCATCAAACGTTATTAAATACTTCTGTATACAATAATAAAGGAGCATTTTAAAATGACAGATACAAACCAAACAAAAACTGCCACAACTCCGACTCAAGAACAAGTAGTTGGAAAAGATGTAGCAGGTGCGGCACCAAAAGTTCAAGCAGGTGCTGGAGCAGAACTTACTGTTCAAGACTTAAACGTCCTTAAACAAATTATCGATGTTGCAAGTCAAAGAGGAGCATTCAAAGCCAACGAAATGGCAATGGTGGGTGCAACTTATAATAAACTAGAAGCATTTTTAAAGATTGTTGAACAGTCTCAAAAAGATGCCAATAAAACACCAGAAGGTGAAAAACCAGCGGAGGCAAAATAATGGCCGATATTAAACACGTAGGAAAACTAAAAGCCAGTGGAGCAAAAGTTGTTGTTGCTTACAGAACAATTCCTGGAGATTCAAAATCAGCAGTTGTTATCGAGACAGCAAAAATAGATCCATTGGATCACGACGCTTTGATGAAAGTTGTTGAAAGCAATGAAGGTCAAACGGCATTTGAATTGTATGAAGTATTGCAAAGGAATCTAGCACCTAACAGTGAAGTGATGTTGAATAAATTTCACACAGGTGGGTTTATGAAAAAGGTTCCAACTGACGCAATTGAAATGACACCAAACACTACAACTTCAATTCAGTTAGATGAATTAAACAAAATCATCGCTAAACAAAGAGGTGTAGGCATTGATGATCTAGCAGTGACACCATCAAACACGGCGGCTCCTACGCAAGTGGCACAAAGTCAGATGTCATCAGCAAGTAAAGAGCAACCTTTATCAGACGAGAAATTAGCGGCAAACTTAAGAAGTGATGCTGATCGTTTGTACAAAGAGGCGGCAAGATTACGTGCTGAAGCAGAAGAACTTGCGCCAACTACAAAGAAAAAGTCTAAGTAAAGCATAGTGTCTGTAGTGGTCAAATTCCGTAAAAAACAATTGCCTAAGGAAGTAGTGGCTCATTGGCCCGAAGTGTTTTCGGACCTACACATTGAGTCAATACCAATTGAATATTTGCTGTCTATAAAGGTAGAGTTTAGAGATGGTAAGAATTGGGAAATACGTGTCAAAAAGAACCGTCAGAAGTTGACCAACAAAGAATTAGAGAAGAATATCAAGGAACTGTTTCAACACTATGGAAACGACATCAAAAACGTGGATTTTAGGATAGATACAAACAAGGTTAAAGCAGACATTCAAAAACGCACTAAAACCTTCCTAAAAAAGCGGAAATAGTAACTCCAGCAATCTTCGTAGCGGAATAAATACACTATAATATACGTTAGGAGCATATTACAAATGGCATTACAAATTAGACGTGGAACAGACGCAGAGCGAACTGGAATAACACCCATAGCAGGTGAATTAATATTCACAACAGATACAAAAAAATTATATGTAGGTGATGGTACTACTGTAGGTGGAAACCAAGTAGACACAACATTAGCGGCACAA